CTTTTGTTTTTAAATTATGACTTTCTTTTAAAATGCCTGTATTAACTTGTCTTTCCTTTTCCTTGTATGTTTTTTCTTTATAATCAGCATAAGTTTTTAATTCTATATTTTTATTTTTAATTTTTTCTTCATCCGTAACTTCGGTCCAATTATTATTTTTGTCTTTATAATATTCTTTATCTCCGGACTGTTGCATAATTACTATTTGTAGTTACATTATTACTTTCATTAATAGCTTGTTCAGCTAAACTATTAATCTTAGACTGTATCTCCTCCACCGCTTCTTTCTTTGCTTCTTGAGTCATATCAGACATCTGTATAGTTCTTTTTTCTTTGTATAATTTTGACATATCTGAATTCACACTATTCAGATATTTTGCTTTCAACACATCACTCTCAACAGGTTCAACATCATTTGCAAGTTGAGTTGACGCTTCAAGTAACTCATAAAACTTACCTGGATTTTTATTCTTTAAAGTACTATTGGCTGTAAATTTATCTTGTATTATATTATCTTTAGCCTGTGGCGTTATCTTAGGCAATACAATATCTCCTATACCACCACTATATTGATCTATTAAGTAGTTTATCTTTTTAGGACTTACATTTATTTTTTCTCCCAACCACTTACTAAATTCATCCGTAGTTTCATCATACTGATTTTTAGGTAATTCTTTTTGCAAACGACTTGATACAATATTTGTTCCATACCAAGTTTTATTATCCTTTACAGCTTTAATAGGAGCAGTAATATTATCTTCAAGAGGATTATTTGGTGCCATTTGGCTCACTACTTCAGACCACCAATTATCAAAAGCCTCTTCGTTGCCCTTAGTTGCTTCTACAGTTCTTCTTGCTGTCATTCCTATAACACTTAAAACTCTACCTTTTGGTATTCTTACAAAATTACCATCTGATTTTTTAAACAAATAGTATTCATCTTTTATATAATCTGGTAATTCCTCATACTCATCATCGTCTCCAAGTAAAACATCATTAAGTAATGCAGGTGCTACCCCTAAAAGGACAGACTTAGTAATTAGTTGTGCATAGCCTTTCCAACCATTCTGTCCTGTTATATTTCTAATTTGTTTAGATAACCCCTGTACACTTGCATTTAAAAAATTTGCACCATTTCTATTTAAAAATTTTGTAAAATTGCCTCCACGTTTAAAATTTGTTGTTATCTCTGCTGCATTGTACATTGCTTCATTTATGCTTCCTCCGTTCTCTATTGTAGAAATAAATTCTGCAAAACGTGGTAAAGTCTCTACAACTTCATTCGCTTTATTTATGCCATCACCAAATTTATAATTTTTGGTTGGCATTTTTGTATCATATTCATAATATGTATTACTATTGCCGCCATTTGCTAAGTAAAGCATATACAATTCACTTTTCTTCCCTTTAGTCATTTCTCCTATTGCTTTTGCATAATTCTGTGCAAATTTTCCAGGATATTTTGAATTGAACGCACCATCTTGAATATCTTTTATAGGATTTACCATTGCAAATCCAAGGTTATATGTTGTAAGCAAATCTCTTTGTATTTTCGAAACTTTTTGTAAGCTCTTTGATACTGCTTTTGTTAAAATATTAGAATTTTCAAAGTCTTTAAATACATCTTTTGTATCTAAACTTTTATATAATTTATCATCAATTTTTACATTTACAATATCACCGTCATCATAATAAATCAACTTTGTTTGACCATCAGAATTATCAACAAGTGAATTATTAATTGAATTAAAAAACATATCTGCAGCAGCATTTGAATCATTTGTTCTTGCTATTTCTTCATACACTGACTTATTATTTTTCTTTATTACATCTTTAAGTTTTAACGTATTCGCCACTTCTTTGCCTAATTCATTTTGTCTTATTGCTTTTTTAGCTTGAATTGCGTAAGAAGCCATAGTTTCTTTTAATGGTAAAATATCTGAATTTCCCCCTGTAGCACGTTTAATTGGATTCTTTCCGCCTGCTACCTTTTCATCACTCTTTACATTAAAATTATTTTCAATATTTCTTGAAATTTTCACATAGTGAGGATACATTTCGTTTAACTGATTTTTAAATTCTTCAGTTATAAGCCCTGCATCAACAAAATTTTGTAATTCATTATCATAATATGTATAAACATCCTTTGCCCATTCTTTAAATTGTGGATATTTAGTTTCCAATTTTTTAGCAATTTCAGCTGACTGTGGTGCGTTTATTTCATATCCCAAAAGTGGATTATTTTGGTTTATCCTATCAACGTTATGCTTGTATAACAAATATTCACTAAATTCATTAACTAAATTAGCCTTCTCTGCAGGTTTCCATATTTCCTTAACAGACTTGCCTATAATCTTACCATTATTATCTGTTTGTCCCCTTCCAATTGTAAATTGTCCCTCTGCAAATGCACCCAGATTTCTATCATACTTATAAGTAAGTTCCGGATTATTCTTCTGCTTAGCAAGCTGATCAACATAGTGTCCTTTATTAACGGTTGCTTGTATGAATTCATCTTTAAGTACCTTTAGTGGACTTTTATCTTTTGGAATATCTTTTAAAACTTTAGGAACTTTAAAATCCTCATTCTTATCAAAACTATTTTTTACTTGCGTTGTAGCCTTAGGTGCAATTTCCTCAATTAAAGGACCTCTCTTAACATTTTTCCCTATAGGTGCAATATTATTATTAATTTTAATATCTTCCAAGTTTGTTCTTGTTCCTGCTGTTTTATAATTTTTTTCTAAATAATCTTGCCAGGTTTGATTGTTTTTAGAGTATCTAGTTGTAGTATTAGCATATTGCCCTTCGTCTCCATTAATCCAAGCCACTTCTTCTAATGGAATTGTTTTTGAATATATCTTATTACCTTTTCCACCTGCATATTGTTCAGCTTGAATTTTTGATGTTGATACAAATGTTCCTTGATTTATAGGATATGAACTATAAACAGTTATTTTCCCTTCTTTTAGAGCTTTTTTAGCATCTTCTCTCGTAAAGTCCCCCCATACAAAACTGTCCTCGTCATTAAGCACTTCATTAAAAGCTTTTATATCTTCAACATTTCTTATACCTACATGATAATCATCTAACATAGGATTTGTCTTTTTTATTATTTCTAGTTGTTTCCCTTTATGGGATGTATCATGAACCTCTATGTTTTTAGTTTGTTTTAATCTTATAGTCTTACTATCTTCAGTAGCATTATCGTATATATAATTTGCTATATCGCTCCCTAGCTGTTTTAAAGCATTGTCTTTTGAATCAACAGAAAGTTGATTTATTAATTCATTATCATTCGTTATCTCAATATTTATTGTTCCATCTGTTTTTTTATTAAATTTTATAGCCTTAGCTTCTTGTAAATCTTCATATCTTTTTACATTTTTATCAAAATTAAAAGAACCTGAATTATTTTCAGATTCTTGTATTTTACCATCTACTCTATTATTCCATATTTTGCCATTATCTTTTTCTCCATTTTGTTGTGTTGTTTTTCTAATTTCTTTATCCTTTGAATATATTTTCGTTTCATTTTCTTGTACTTTTTCTGCAATTTTTCTTCCATTTTCCAGTGTGCTATCTCCCAAGGCTCCATTGGATCCACTACTTCTTCTGTTTCTTTCAGATACCAATTTGCTATCTTCTTTATTATCTTGTTTTTCATTTCTTTCAAAATATTCAAAATTTTCATTATAATCACCTTTTTTCTTAAAGTAATTATATATATTATCTTTTGCTTTGTCAATAATATTTCTATTTTCCAAATATTTATTTAGTTCTTTATGTTTAGGATTAGCTTTAGAGCTTTCTGGAGCAATGCCAAATATATTTTTGTTTTTGTATTTTTCATTTAGAAATCTTTCTTTTGTATCTGCTGCTTCTATTTCACCTAAGCTATTATAATATGCTAGTTTACTTTTATTTGATTTTGCTCCTCTTTCAAAATTTTCTATGTTTTGAATTGCATGCTGAATTTCATGAATTAGCGTTCCTTCTATAGCTCTGTTATTATTTACCATACTGTTATTTAACGAGATTCTATTATTTTTTGCATTATATGAGCCATTAATATCGCCCATGTTTGAAAATTCAACATTAATGTCTTTTAATTCTGGATACACCATAAACAAAGTATCATGCTTTAGAATGCTTTCTAAACGTTGACTAGAATTTTTTTCTATTTTTATATTGTTTTTTAATGTCATATTCTTATCTGTAAATTCAAATTTCCAATTACCATTTTTATCTTGAAACCAATTAGTTTGTTGTCTTATAGTTTCATTGTCAATGCCATGCTTTTCCATTTGTTTAGCTTTGTTAAACATTCTTTCTAAAGATATATTAGATGTATCAGCTTTAATTGCATTGTTCATACCTTGTATTCCAGCTATTGAGAGTCTGTTTGTGTTTGTATTTAAACCATTATATTCTTGCTTAAATGCGTTTTCAAATTTATTTTTTACATCAGTCCAATAAATCTTTTCACTTTTATATCCCAATTTTGCATTTAATCGATTAAGTTTATCTATTACCCAACTATATATTCTTTGTCCCAAATTTTTATTTTTAATTGTTAAATTATTTACAAATTCTTGGTTACCTAATTTACTTCCTAGAATATCAGCTACAGCTTCGCTGTCTACCAAAGTATTAAATTCTTCACTGTTTTTATCATAAACATTAGAATACAATTCTTCTAATGACTGTCTAGCCTCTTGATATCCTGATTTTGTTTTATCGTATTCCAAAATTAAATCTCTTAATTTATTATACTGTTCGGTACCTTCTAAATCGTGTGTTAATTCATGAATAGCAATATTTTCTAAACTTTTCTTTGTGTCTGCATTAGGATTAATTATAACTTCCCTTGTAGTATTTCCATTGTTGTCTTTACTAATTTTCCAAATCGCATTCTGACTATTATCGTTAAAAACATCTGCATCATATCTAGCTTTTATTCCTCTTTCATTTGTTACTCTAGCTATACTTTGTACTGTATCATTTTTAGTGTCAATATTATATTTTTTAGCAGTTTCAAAATAATCTAACTCTTTAATTAGTGTATTTATACCGTTTGGCTTTGTTTCTTGAACATTTCGATTTTGAGCGGTTTTAGTATCTGTTTGAATAGTTTGTTGTTCTATATTGTTTTGAACGTTTTGAGGCGATTCTGGTGTTTCATTTTTTTGAGTTATTTCCCATTTTTCCCCTGTTAAATAATCTGTTTTATTTTTTATACTAGAAATGGTACTTGGTGCTTGTGCTATCACAGATGTAAGTGTGCCCATCCAGAATTGTTCTGCCAAATTTTCATCTTTAAGAAGATTTTTCAAATCTTCTTCTTTCATAAATGTTGCTTTTTTTCCTATAGCTGAAACAACTCCTGAAACAACTTCCTCAATACCTTCTCCTGTTGCCATTAACCCAGATTGAACTAAAGTTTTTACCATTTTGTTTTTTATATTTCTACTCAACCCTTGTACAACAACTTCATCTAAAGCTCCTCCAGTAGGATTAAATCCAACTTTTCCAAAAACTTTGCCTAAACCACCAAACATTAATTCAGAGCCTGCTTCTCCAATACCAGAGATTATTCCATAAGCAAGGGCTTCTTGGTCTGTTGCTCCATTTTGATAAGCTTCTGTAATTCCACTTCCCATTGAACTTGCAAAGGTTGTTGCAGTTGTAGCAATATTAGCTGCCTTTGCTGCACCTTCTGCTGTTTTTCCCAATATTCCTGCGGTTCCACCTGTTGCAGTTCCTATAGCAGCTGTTCCTGCAACATATCCTAAACTTTGTGCCATCTCTTTGCCTTTGCTTCCCAAAATAGAATTTTTATCAATTTTAGAAGACAATGGTTTTGTATATTTATCCACTAAACTTACCTGTGCATTTTTTCTCACTTTGTCGGCATATTCATCCTCTCCTAAAAGGTCAGCCACTCCTGCTATTCCATAAGAGGCTAAGTCTCCTATATTTTCACCTATATTTGCAACCCCTTTTGTTACTTCAGTTCCTAAAGTAGCACCTGTGTCTAACACAGTTTTGGTAATATCTCCAAAATCATATCCATCCTTAAATGCAGAACTTTTCTTAAATACCTTTCCATTATCTATGCCTAAATCAGAGTAAATATAATCTACATCATATATTTTATTATTTTTGTCTTGCAAAATTTCATTTCCCTTTTGCTGTAGATTCTCAAATTTTTGCTGTTGTGCTTGCATTTTGTTTAGATTTAATGTTCCTGTTTTCAAACCTGAGTTTTGCTCTATTTTTCTTAAATCTGCTTCAGTTAAGTTTGTAGTTGTTTTTGCCATAGGTGCTATTATCTTGTTAGTTGCTTGTATTGCACTGCCTGTTATTGCTGGTATAGTTCCCATTGTTGTATTTCTTGTAGAAATATCTTCTGCACTATTTAAAATTCTATCTATATCATATTTCTTTTTCTTCTTTTGGCTTTGATTTTCTGCATTATTAAATATTCTATCCAAATCAAATTGAGCCATAATAGCACCCCTTATCCATTTAATTTGTTAACTATGGTTGCTGCTTCGTCTTTGGTTATTCTTCCTTGTGCTAAAGCACTGCTTATCAAGTTTTCGATTTTTGTAGTGTTTTTAGTCAGTGCACTTAAGCTCTTAGTAACCATCAATAAAGTAGAAGCATTATTACTTAACTTTGTGTTAGTGTTAATTTTAGTTGCATTTTTTGCCCCCATAAGTCCTGCTCGTAAAGCTCCTAATATCTTATTAGAACTGATGTCTCCATCTGTCGTTGAATCGACAGTATAATCACCTTCTTTAGCAAGTGCAGCAGCAAGTTGTCTTTCAGCTCTTGCATTTTCTATTGCATATTGCCTTTCTTTTTGATTAAATTCTTCTCTCCATTGTTTTCTAGATTCTTCATACTGTTCTTGTTTTTGTTTAAACTCTGCATTCCATTGGTCTTGAGCACGTTGTCTTTCAATTTCAGCATTTATTTGAGCTAATACATTTTGATATCTATTATAATAATTATCATTTATATTCTGTAATTGTGTTTGCTTTTGTTGTAAAAGTTGATTTCTATATTGGAATCCTTGAAGTGACAATTCGAGCTCTTGTTGTAAAGCATTGTAAGCAATTTGAGCTAACGCACTATTGTTTGCAAGTTGAGCTTCTTTAATTCCATTGTCATAGTTAAGCGCAGCCTTATTATAACTTTCCATTGCACTTGCTTTTCTGTTTTGATATGTATTCCACATGCTAACTTGCATACTCTGTGCATACCCGCTATTAGATAAACCATTTGTTGCTAAATTTTCTGCATTTGCAGAATAGTTATTACTTTGTTTTTGCCAGTCAGAATATGCTCCTTTTTGCTCTTTTACATAATCTTTTCTTGTTTGTTCTTTCTCTTGATTAATCTTATCAATCGTAAAATCTGTTTGTTGTTGCTGAGCTTCTTTCTGCTCTTTTGCATAATCTTTAGTTGCATTTATCTGGTTTTGATAATATTTATCCGAATTATTTACCATATCATTATACATGTTTTCTGATTTTGTTAATTGTTCTTGTTTTTCATTTTCTATATTTTTAAAACGTTCATCTTCATAATTAACAGCATACTTATCCATATTCTACCTACCTTTTCACATAACTTCCCACATAACTTTCTAATGTCAGTTTTTCAACACTAAAAGGTTTTGTAGCGCTCAATTTAATCTGAATACTCTTCCATTTTTTCTTTTTAATTCTGGCCACTATATAACCTTTAACATTTTTATATGTATCTATATTTTCAAAAGTTTTATTATCAACTTTAACAGACACCAAAATACTCTCTCCAGACATATTTACAATACAACCTTTTTTATTTGTAGTTTTTTGCATCTGTGGATATTTAAACTCATCTTCAAGTGTTGTCCAATATGATGTAATATTGCGTTCTTGCGTAAAATCTGTTAAAGTATAAATTCCATCATTAGTTCCCACATAAAGAATACCATCATTTTCTATTGCAAATGTAATAGTTTTTTCAAGTTCCCAATAAAACCACTCATATTCAGTGTGTGTGTTATTTGTAAACATTGATCTACTATCGGCCAGATAAACTTTATTACCAACAAATACTAACAAATATCCTTTGTGTTCACACAAAATTAAATTCTCATAATTCTCCTCTTGGAGCATTTTATTATCCACTAAACTACTCCTGTGTGATGCCACTTGTTCTGTAGTAACATCTCCAGTAATTGCTTCCATTCCTCTGTCTGAAAAAAATACAATATCATCATTAAAATTTATTCCTGTAGCCACACATCCTAGTGAAATACTAGAGTGTGATGAAGGATATAGCTTTCCATAATCGCTATCTGTGGCTGGATTATGATAAAAAATTGAAGTATTTGCAGAAGAAGGTTTCTTAAATACCCATAATGCATTATTTCCACTTACCATTGCTGTTATTGGACTTAAATCAAGACCTTCATTATAAAAATCTAAATCACTTACATATCTTGGATTTCTAAGAGAGCTGTGAAAAATAGTATTAGGGTAATCTTGATTTCCACTAAAGAATACCCTATTATCAAATAATTCTAATAGAGTGCACTTTAATATTTTTTCTTTTTCCCCAGATACTGTTTTAGAAAATTGAATAATTACATTATCTGTCCCAACAGAATCAGGTTCTTCAGGAGCTGTATTAAATGTTATTTTACCATTTACCTTATCTACAGAAAAATCTGTTGTCTCAACATCATTCACCCAGGCTTTGACTGTATAGTCCGAATCTAAATCAGTTGTGTCTAGACAATATTGGGTACTTTTTCCATCTGCACAAAAAGTATTTTTTCTTTCTCCGGTAAGCAAATTAACATCTTCTAATGTTTTTCCTCCTCCTCCAGGTGCTCGCGATATTGTTGTAGTAGGAATATATCCTGTTACATCTTTTACTGTTTGTCCGTTATACTCTAGATAATTTATTCCATCTTTAAAAAAGAAAATGTTATTATGAACAAAGCCACAACTTTTTTTTGGATTCAAACCATTTTCTTTTATTTTTGTTAATACTTTTGTTTTCATGTTGTAATCATATAAAGAAACTCCTGCATGTATAATCATATGTTTTACATCTAAAATAGTATAGAAATTTATACTAAAAATATTTAAATCAAATAATTTAAACAATTCTAAGCCAGGTCTTGTTTCAATGTTTTTTCCTAATTCATTGCCATAATTTTTCCACATATTGAGTGCATCTGGGCTTCTCATTAAAGAATTATTACTTTTGGTAAAATCAACTCCTCTGAAATTGCCATAAACTCTAGTAATTAAACTTCCACTTACTTCTGACATAGTCTCCTCCTAAAAATCTATTCCACCTTCTATTGAACAGCTTGATTCACCGAATCGTGGATCTAATCCTTGTTTTAGTTCGGTATATCGGTTTGCATATATTTGTCCATATTGATTTGAAACATCACTTTTTAATAAATCAGCTGCAACTCCATAAGGCATTATTTCAAGTGCATCTTCGCTAATTTCAAGTTTTGTAGTGTCTGGACTTGAATGATTAATTTTTTTAGGATATCTGTAATAATAAACGATAGCTTCGCCTGATTCCTGAAATTCTATAATGTTGCCAAACCTTTCATAGTTTAGTCCCTTTATTTTATTCAATTGATAAAAGTTATCTAAATCTTCCAGTTCAAATTTTGAATTTTCTGTTGCTTCTACTATTTCTATGGCAGGAATTTTCTTTATTCTTGCTAATTCATGTTGAATTTGGTCTATTACATCATTTATTTTACTTGCAAAGTCTGGGTCATCTGTTAAGTTCTTATTTTCAGTATTTATTTCTTCAATTAATCTAAACACCTTTTGTTTCATATCCCCTAAAGTCATAGTATCCTCCTTACTCCTTATCCGGAGATTTTAACAATTTATATTTTTCAATTGCTTCATCGATTGTAAGCATTATATATTCACTTATTACAAAACCTTGTCCTTCAATGTATATAAGTAATTGTTCTGGTTCCAACTCTATTTCTTGATGTTCCTTTTGAGAAACTTTTCTTCCATTTCTCATAATATATTCTTTTTCAACATCCTTTATTAAAATATTGTTTATAATCTTATCTACTATATGTATTTTATATCCTTCACCCTCTTCAAAGTCATTGCATAATTCTATATCTTTGCCGTTATTTTTATATCCACCATAAAATCTAACATTAGGTGTTATTACATATTTTTCTAAACTTTCTAACTTATCCATTTTAACCTCCTGCGTGCACTGAGGAATTGCACCTCTTCTTCTCTTTTTGCACGATAAAAGACATACCATTAAAGGTATGTCTTATTTTTAATAAATTACAGCAACTTTTACAGCTACATTTTCTGGAACAACTACTATAGTTCCATCATTATTTGCATATTTTGCACTTTCAATTCTAATAGCTACAATGCCTCCTGCCGGTATATCTGCAAGAGTTAAATTACTATCTGCTGCTGCATAGCTTCCTTTTGTTGGAGCTTTTACAGAAACATCATAAGCTGCCTCTCCTGTATTTTGTGCAATAATAGTTAAATATTCAGAACCTGCAAAGTCGTTTGGTATTTTAAAACTTACACCATCTGCAGCTGCTGTTGCAGCCTCAAATGTTAATTTTTCAATTGAATTAAATTTTACTTTTACTGGTTTTATTTCTTTTACTGCCATATTAAAAATCCTCCTTATATAAAAATTAGCTCCCATAAGGGAGCTTTATTTTAGTGAGCTAAAATAACATATAGTTCTTTTGGTCTTACTAATTTACCACCGTAAACATGTAAACCTTTTACGATGTCAGCAAAACCTTTTTCTTTTCTTGCTTTTTCAACTTTATCAATTCCATTTGCTAAAGCCATAGCTTTTTTAGTTCTAATCATTTCATAATCATCTGTTCCATCATTATATAGATTATTAGACATTCTCATGTAGCAGTTATTATATTTTCCAACTGCACCTCTTTTAATATATTCTACATTATCTGTAAATATTGTTTGTAGTTTCTTTCTACAAGCTGTTAAATGTTCTCCATTTAAGTCAGCAGCTAATTCTGTTTTTGTAGTTACACCATTTTTATATAGTTTTACTAGTCCTGCATCAATAGTTGCAAATGGATCAGATTCTGCAGATATATCTGTACTTTGAGATCTCATGTCTTTACGAGCTTCTTTTGCAAGAGTTCCTACGAACTTATCGTAATCTTCAGCTAAAGCTTCTTTTGCTTCATCAAATTGAGTTTCTAGGTAGCCAGGTTTGCTTTGAGCTCTGTCAACATCATCAACTTCAAATGCAAAGGCTTTGAATTGATCAATATCAAGATATTGTGAATTATCACCCAAATTCTCAACATTTAAATCCTTTCCTGGTATGTAAGTTTGTATAGTAGGTCTCACAGCACCAACTATTTTAAGTCTAGCACCTTGTTTAGCCTCTTCACTAAATTGGTAATTACACCAATTTGCTAACAATAAATCATTTTTTAATTCTCTTTGGCAATATTTTGACCAAAATTCAGGTTTAAAGTTACCTGCCATATTAATTCCTCCTTTATTCTACCACTTTGGCATAGATTTTCGAATTAAATCTAAATTCTTTTCTATTTCTGAAGGAGACATTCTGTCATATTCTGCTTCAGAAATAAAATCTTTATCTCTTTTTGGATTAGAATTAGTTAAATCTCCAACCTGTTCAATTTGTGGTTTTGGTTGTACTTTACGAAATAATTCGTAAGCTTTTTTTGCTGAAACAGTTTCAAGTCCATTATCCTTAATGAAGTTTTTATATTCTTCACTTGCTAAAACTTTCTTGTCTGCTCCAATGCTTAAAAGTTCCTTTTCACTTTCTATTGCTTGTCTTTTTTCTGCAAGAGTTTTAAAAATAAGTTTTTCTCTATGAGTCATGTTTTCAGGGCCTATTTTTGTAAGTCTATCTACCTCTTCTACTATGTCTTCATATCCTGAGTTTATAATATCCTCAGCATCAGCATTTGCTAATATTTGTTCTTCTCTATCTGTAAAATTTCTTTGACTTTGAGTAGGTATTTTTACCCCTTGCTCCTCATAGTATTCTTTTAATTGTTTAGTAGCTTCTTGCATATCATTTGTGCCAAGACCAGCACCCACAACATTCATAAGTTCAGAATAATTAGAATATTTTTTTTCATATTCTCTTCTTAACTTTCTTTCCATATTGCGTTTTTTTCTAGCCAAAATCTCATCTAATTCAGCTTCAGTGTATTTCTTTTCTTCCTCTACTATAGGTTCAGTGGTGGTTTTTTCACCTTCAACGACTTCTTCTGTGGCTTGTTCTCCCACATTTTCAGTAGTATCTTCAACTACTAGGTTTTCTGTTTTTTCATCTTCCATTATTAATCCCTCCCATTTTTTTATAAGTGTTTGTCTTCACTTACCCATACAGTTTTAAGTCATAAATGCTTGGACTAAAAAATAGCAGTCAAACCTTCGTTTAACTGCTGTATATTTCACAACCCTTTAACTATAAGAATAGTTAGTAGCTGTTGAAAACTAATTTAATTAACTATTTTCCAGTCCTCTGCAAGCATATCAGCTTGACTTGCCAACCAACCTAATTGAACTCCTGATGTTCCTACAAATGCTATTGCTTTATTTCCTATTGCATCATGTTCAGCATTTATTATTTCATCATTAACGTTTTTGTAACTAATATTAGTTGCTAATTCTATGTATTGATTTTTACCATTCCAACCTTTTCTTTGTACTCTTTTTCCTCTTTTTAAATTAGAAATTGCTTCTCCAAATGTAAATGTTTGTAAATCTAATGTAGACTCATCAATATCATCACAGACAACCCAATTATCAGCAACTATATTATCTAAATCTACAAATATATCTTCTGTTTCTAAAAATGGTATTACACTTCCATCTTTACAATGCATTGTTATTGTTTCGTTTTCTTTTACCCAATAACCTCTCCAATGTTCTCTTTTTATTTTATGGCCTTGTTTTAATGCTTCATATGCTTTTTTAAATTCCATTTATTTTTCCTCCTCCTCTAATTTGATACATTTATTTTCAAATTTTTTATATGCGTCGAAATACAATTCTTTTTTATCTCCATTGTATGTGCATTCATAATACATACCATCGAATAGAGTTGTACTTAATAATGCTTTATGGTTTTGTAATGTTTTACAATACCAAACATCAAACACCTCAAACTCTGGAATATTATCACTCTTGTCTAAATGTTCAAGTGCATATTGTTTTACTATTTCTTTACACTTCTCAATAAATTCTTTGCTTCCCATATTACTGAACCTCCCTTGTTATTCCTTTTATTGCCCAAAATTGAGCTTCTTCTAATTTTGTTAGTATGAGTGATGTTTCTCTGCTAGGTTTGCAATTATGGTCTATTACATCATACATATTAGAAAATGAACTTCTAATTAGTTCTATTCTATCTTGCTGTTCTTTGCTTACCTCTACAAATTTTGCTCTATCATTCATTGTTTTTACCCCCCTTTTAAGCTATTTGTTGACTTTCACTTAATTGTTGTGCCTGTGCATCTGGATCATTATTAATAAACTGCATTGCTTTTTGTTTCATTAATTGAGCTTGTGAATTTATCTCTGCTATTTTTGCTTGTTCCTCTTCCATTTTCTTTATTGCTTTTAACAACTTTTGTTTTGGCATTGCACTATCATCATCTAGTGTTTCAACATAAACTTTTAATTCCTGTAATCTTTGTGCACTGAAATATCCACCTTTTAAAAGATTTTCAAGGCTTTGTTCCTGTGCAAATTTATCGTAAGCACCGCTTTGGTGTTACATCAACTTTCACATCTGCTTGTAATTTTTCTAGGATGCTTCCTTCTACTGGGACAAGTGCTACTGTAGTTTCTCCTGTTGGACCTGTTATTTCCTCTTCAAGCGTTAAACCATCTCTGTTATAAGTTTTTATATGATCAAGTAAAACTCTAGCAAAACACTCGATGAAGTATTTTAAATTACCATTTTGCTCTTTTAACGGTTGTTGAGCTGCTTGTTGAACAGCTAAAATCGCTCTTCCTGATGCATTTTGAAGAGTGCTATTATTTAAACTTCCACTTGCAACATCTGAAGCATTTGCTAGTTCTCTTGATACATTAATTAAATCATTCATTAGAGCTTGTACATCACTACTCATTTGAGCAGGACTAACATTTGTAAATATCTTATTTACATCTTGTACATCAGAACCCTTAATTTTTATAATTGCACCAACTTTATTCATATCTTTGGGGTTTTGGATTTTTTCAATTGCAACTGCTTTTGTTGGATAGGCTGTAAGTTTTGCTACCAATGCTCTCCTCATTAGAGTTTTATTAACTTCCAGTTGGTTTGGAATCAAGGGTTCAACTTCTCCTTGACCTCTTGCACTTCCTTCCTTTTCTTCCCAAATAAAATGAATTACAGGATAATAACTTAACCCTGTATTTGTATCTTTCTTGATTTCTACATATCTGGTTGATTTTGCATAATGAACTTTGCCGTCTTTCTTATATAACTTTGTAACAATTGTTACCATATCATCTTTTTCCAGTTTAGATTCTTCTCCACTTTCTTCAAAGGTTTCATTATCACCCATAATCAAGTTTGCTGATTCTTCACTTATTCCACAATCTATAGCAATTTGTCTTGCCTCAATTACAGATACTCTTTGTTTTACAAGTATATATGGTTGTTCTTCTATTTCATCATTGTTTTCATTTCCATAGTAAACATCAACTTTTGAAAGAATTTTTATTTTAGGAGTAGCTTTTTTCTTGTCATAATCAATATAACAAACACATTCTCCGTTTATTGCTGCATTTTTACAAATCTTCTGTATTTTCTTATCTAGGTTTTCTTTTTCCCAGATTTTTGCAGCCTTACGATTTAACAATTTGCAAACTTTTTCTGAAGTTTCTTTAAACTCATTATTTTCCAAGTTTTCACTTGAATAAACTATAGCCCACAAATACTGTATTACTACACCAACTTTGTAACGAACGATAGGTTTAATGTAATTTAATTGTATCGGTTCAATTCCTGTTATCTTAAGGTCTTTGTTTTGGTCTCCTCCAAACATTCTAAAATTCAAATCTGTTTGTGTGTACATATTTTTTAATCTCATATAGTCCTGTCCTTGTTGATATAATGCCCAAATATCGGTTTCTTGCACATCTTTTAAATCCATTTCCTACCTCCTAAATCTCTGTAGATATATCTTTTTGCCCAAGTGATGTTCCATCAAATCTATCTATATTCTCAAGTGATTCTAAAATCTGCTTTTCTTTTAATCTATTCTCTCTATCGTCTTCCTCTTGTCTCTTGTGTTCCTGATATGCTTTTACAGGATTAACAATTTTTTTATTGTTAAAAATACACATAAAAAATGCAAACATAAAAATGTTTGATATTTGTATAGTTAATATAATTAATAAAATTTCAATTAATTTCATAATCAAACTCCTTATTAAATAATTTCAATATCTTCTCCATAATCACTATAGTCCTCATTTTCACTTTGAAATTGTAATTGTGTATCATTTTGAATTATAATTTCATCTTCCATAAATACAACCTGTTCTATTATTCTGTATGCTATAGCTAATCCCATTACAAGGTCATCATGTTCTCCTTCTTGGGCTTCTGCTCTACCATTTTCATTTTTTACAAACATTAGCATTTCTTTTAATGTATCACTATCATTTATAAGTTCAACTGTATCTCTTACTATTTTTACAAGGTTAGATATTATAACTGGTCTAGTAACGCTTGTAGTTCTAAAGCCATAAGATTTTTCCATTATTCCGCTGAATTTGTCTTCACGTTCTCTTATGTATAAGTTTGGATATCCTAGTCTTTGCAGCTCCTTAATAGGGAAACTATCAAAATTACTTTCAATGCCAATAAGTGCTTGCTTATAATACATTCCTAAACAGTACATTTGTTTAGAATACAAATCTGCATCCATTTGATGCTTCAATACTGCAACTTGTTCTCCAGTTTTTGCATCTAAAACATGTCCTGTAAAGAAATCAGAACCATCTCCTGCAGTGTCTCCACCTATACCATACTTCGTAATATGTGGTGTATTTGGAACTTTATATATTTTAATATATCCATTTGGATCATTTACCCATTTGATATTAGATATTTTGTTTTTCTTGTATGGTCTATCTGTATAAGGATTAAGTGTTCCAAATGCTGGCAATGTGTCGTCATAATCATATTCAAAATAACCTATTTTCAATGGTTTAGGTGCTTCATCTATTCTTGCAATTATTTTATCTTTATCAAAAACACAATTACCACTGCTTAAAAAAGCTTCATCTGCAGTGCATGGATACTCTTGTTTTATTAACTCCTTATTTAGCATTTTTTTGTATTTAGAATAGTACCACCACAGTTGTTCATCTTCTAAGTGTTTTACATATTTAAGCCACCTTAACCTTTCATATATCCAATCTTCTCTTGTATCAACTCTTTGCAAAAAGTTTTCTTTAGTTTGCTTACTTGCAAACTCAATTCTATATTCCTTAGTTCTCCACCACTCGTAGAAAACATTTATATGTGCTCCTGATTTCCACATCTCCCTAAAATCATTAAATCCATTTGCTGTCGTTTCAAAAATTTTAACAGAACTTTTAGTTAATGCTTCACCCAGACCTGCTAATATGTTTGAAACACCATTTCTCCAGAAAGCGACCTCTGAACCATGTAGAAAATTAATTGTCCTTGATCTACCTACATCTTTTGTTGCAGTATCGGCTGACCAACTACTATTTAGCTTTTCAAATAGTAATTGTCTCTTGTTGTTGAATTTTTCTGTTGGTTTTATGGCGTCTGGCAATTGGTTATAAACATATTTTGCTTTATTTTGAAATATTGCTTCGGTATTTGAAGATTCATCAGCCAAAGTAATTCCTTCAAAATTTCTTTGAGTTATAGAACATGCAAGCTGATATGCAGTAATTGCAGTTGTAAGACCCTGTTGCCTTCCTTTTAGAATTAGAATTGATATATCTGTTATTTCTCTATTTTCAAAATCTTTCTTTGCCTTATTTAGAACATTTTTAATAAAATCATTTTGAACTTCATTGAGAAAAAAAGGAATAACATTTTTATCCTTATCTACAACAACAAAAAGAAGTTCAATTAACTTTTCTGGATACTCTTGAACTTCACTTCTTAACTGTTCATTTTTTATTATTTCATTTGCAATTGCTTGTCTTAACTTTTTGTCTTGAAAAATGCTGTGTTTATTATGCCATAAATCTTTTCTTTTTTGAATAAGTTCATCGGCACTATATATCAAATCAAATCCTCCAGTTTTACATTTACATCACCAGTATGTTCGACTTCTTGTTTATCCGACCAACCGAAATTGTTTTTTAGATTAAAAATAACACCTGTTGCAATGCTCTTTTTAAAAAGACAAGTTTCTACAAATTCTTCAATTCTTGTTTTGGCTTCTTCAATAATATCCGCATATTCTCCGACCATATTTTTTTTGATATTCAAGAAGTGTCTTTCTACTTAAACCAAGATGTCTAGCAAGTCCAGAAACAGTGTATGGGATTCGCCCTTTGTTGCATATATCAAAGTATTCATCAATTAAAATTTTCATTTCTTCAGCATTTTTATACTTTCTATTTCCTCCAACAATAATACGTTTTTCATCTTCCCCCATATTCTCACTTCCTTTTGCACGCAACTTTTAAATTACATTTATCACAGTCTTTTTTGCGAGTTTGTTTATGTTTCTTTGTAAAAGCCAGCTTTGTATAATATTCTCTTACAATATCTTCTGCTAACGCACTACCTTTTTGTTTCATGTTTTTCCCTTTATACAAAGAATTGACTAGGATATTCTTTGTTTGTATTTTTAGAAAGAAGGTCATTATGAAACCATATATTAATTGCCTAGTATCATTAATATTAATAATAAAACAAAAATTGTGCTGAACATAATCAACACAATTTTCATTTTGTAGTCTTGGGCATGCCCTTTCGAGCAACTACTTACTTTTCGACTTGATACAATTTTAGCACATTTAAACCGAACAAAACGAACAAATATAAATTTTTTTTATTTTTTTTCAAAAAATCTATTAATTTTCATCCTAATAGAATCTGCTGTATATTTATTTTTACTAAATCTCTCGTTCATCGCGTGAGCAACTTGATTATAATTTTTGTTATCATAATAAACGTACCTTATAATTTGTCTTAATTCGCTATCTTCAACATAATTAAGATCATATTCAACTTGTTTTATTAATCTATCAATTTTACTTTCCTTGTTTCTAATTAATTTTCTATACTTCTTTTTTGCTTTTTGAAATTTAGGTTTCTCTAACCCCTCTATTTTGCAAGTGTGCTCTGTGTAAGGAAAATTCGAGCTACTTCCTCTAACACTGTCAACAACAATATTTTGAGGCTTGTCCTCAAGTTTCTGTAATCTTTTTCTTAGGTCCTGTAACTCAATGTGCATTGCACTTATTTGTGTTAAAACACCTTTATCCATTTGTTTCCTCCTTTATATACCCCCAATTTTTTACAGGTTTAATTTTAAAGCCTTTTTTACGTAATCTGCATATATTTACTCTTAATGTTTCTTTTGTAAAATATTTACTCATATTTTCGTAACTGCATTTGTTGTTTTTTAGTGCATTTAATATTCTAGTTTCTATTAAAGTACACATGTATTTACCTCCGTTATTTTATTTGTTTTTCAAACCATTGTTTTACTGCTTCTGCAGTAAGTGCATAACAATGCTTGTCTACAAGAATTTCTTTTTTTGAAATATACTCTGCCATTACATTTATTATCTTGTCTTTTTCTTCTATTTCTTTTTGTTGTTTTTCTCTTTGAAATTCTAAATTACATATAATATTATTTTTTAAAATAATGTTTTCTTCTTGTTCATCAGAGTATTTTTTCCAGCTTTTAATTTCTTCTTTAAGCTCTTTATTCTCATTTTCCAGTTCGTTATATTTTATAACAAGCTGCTGTTTTCTAGCTAGTTGCTCGTTTCGTACCATATGTATACGTTTTTCTGCTTCATACATATTTTCGCACCTCTTTAGTTCTTTCAGAATATGTTCTACTGCTTGTACTTCTTGTTCTACTTCAAATCGATCTGAAAAAAAATCTTTTAATATCTTTACATCTTCTTCTATACTATTTTCTTTCACTTAAAACACCTCCTAAACTCACTTATAAAATTATATAAATCTTTTTCCATATATTTTGGTATAGGATATTTATTTGCAATAACTTTACATGCATATAATCCAGTCGCATATCCTCTTGTTAAATAACAACAATCTTTCTTTTTTAAATTTATAACTAATGTTTTTTCATGGTCGCCTTTATATCTAGGTATTTCCCCAATTTTTATTATTTCAGGATTTTTAAGTGTTCCATGTAATACTTCAAAATCGCAAAACTTCCAATTCTCTTTAACATCTTCATAAAACTTTTTTCTTTCTAAAAAAGTTTTATTATAAAATCTAGTAGTACATAACCAATCCATTATTTCTAAAATGATTTTAGGTAATACATAATAATTTTTAAATTGTTCTTCTTCCATAAGCTATTCCTCCTTTACTCTTTATCTAAATACTTTTCTATTCGTTCTCTTACAACTCTTCTTGTATCATCAATTCTTATTAAATGTATTATTGCTTCTTCAATTCTAAAATGTATTACTTTTTCATATTCAGTATTTTTATATTTTGGTTTCTTAACATATAAGCAAATCCTATTTTCACTTTCCTCTGTCTTAAAATCTAAATAATAAATACATCTAAAGCTATCTATAATTTCTTTAATTAATTTATCTGCGTAATATCTATCTAGTATTCTATGTATAATTTTATTCATATTACTTCTCCTCTTTTATTACTTTCATATCTTATTTACTCCTCTCAAAATATTTTTCAAAATCTTCTTTTAAAATTACTTCTGCAATCACTTCTTTATCTCCACAAATAATCATTTGTAGTATTTCAACTTCTTTTACTTTTTCTAACCCTTTATTGCCTCTATCGACCAAATCATATTCATTTGTAGAATATCCATATCCAGGTCTATAATAACACCCTTCTTTTCTCAATATTTTATTAGATAAAGTACTATCTAGATGAAAATTTATAAACCAACTTTCTTTATATGTTTTATATATTCCACCACTACAAGCATTTATTTTTAAATTTGTATCTCCTGCATTATAACTATTAAACATATCTTATTTACTCCTCTCCTAAAAACACTTCTGCTCTAATAAACTTTACATTTGTGTAATAACTTGATAGACTTTTCTCGGCTTTAGAACTTTCTAATAGTTTTTCAATTTTTTCTATATTCTCTTTTGTTGGCTCTTTATCTGTAATAAATGATATTTCTACATTTATTCCAACATCACTTATTCCGTAAACCGCAACTTCTTATAAAATTACTATATAATCTATTGCATTGTAAAGCTAATAAAAAGTACTTATATTTCATATTCTATTTACTCCTTCTACGTTTCTTTCCAAATTTTTGTCTTCTTCTTTCTTCTCTATTTCTTGGTTTTGGATTTTCAGCTTCATATAATGCTTGTAATTTTAATCTTTGTTTTTCAGTTAATTTTATATCTGTGTATTCGTATTCCATATATCTTATTTACTCCTTTACTATTAAATCTGAATTATCACATAAGCAACCGTCTTTAATCCATTTATAACCTAATTGTACTAAACAACCAAAGTCATACCAATCTACATTAGGATTAAATTTCCCATAAGTTTGTAAATACCAGTAGTCTTCATCTTCATTATATTTAAAAATTGCAATTCCCCATTTATGGCTGTTATCTACTGCCCATTGTTTTATCATTATATATTTATGATTTGTTTCTTCTAAAGCTATATCTAGATTGTTTATTCTCTTATAATATTTTCTATTCATCTTCTCCTCCTACTATCTTTAATATTTCTAATATGTAATATTTTTTATTAGGCTCTGCACCCCATTTTTCTTTGCCTTGACCTACTCTTAATTTACATTTACACTTAACTTTTGGGCTATCTCCCCTATATCCATTTCTAAAAACAATTTCTATATCCTTAAATTGATTTTTGTCATATTCTTTTATACTTTTAAAATTTTCTACTATTGTATCTGTAAAAGGAAATCCTATAACTTCATTCCCTAAACATTTATTATAATATGGCTTTATTTCTCTATATTCTTCCTTCTTCTCGCCACTTTTTATCATATCGAACCATTTTTGCTTTATTGGTAAAACTATCATATTTCTTTTCCTTCCTAGGCTAGACATTTCTGTCTAGCCTTGACGTTTAATTTATAATTTGTAAACTTCTATCTATATCTTCTGGAATATTTCCTTCCCATACATAACTATTTTTTAAGATATACTCGTTATATGTATTAGCAGTTTTGTTAGCTCTCATTTTTGCTTGTTCTGCCCAGCTTTGCTTTTCCTCATTATCACTTGTTTTATACATATCATAAGTTGCTTTATCTGTTTTGTAGCTTGCTATCATACTTCTGCAAGAATCTTCTACTTTTTTCATTGTGTCATAACTTGTCCTATCTTCTATCTTTCTGTCTACCCATTCTACTTTATTCGTGAACCAAGTCTTGAACCATCCACCTAGTACCCCACCTATTACGAAACCTCCAAATATTATTAAACCTAAAATTATAATTCCAAATATTTTTAATCCCTTCATTATTGAACCTCCTTGTATGTTACTACTGTATCTTTCACTTCAAATGGTATATCGCTATATAAGTATGTTCCTGTCCATTCTATATACTTTCCATCTGGTGTAAAAAAGAATATTCCATTATCATTTGAACCATAAGAACCATCTACATCTGGTAACCATTTGTTTTCCCTTGAATATGTGCCTCCGTATATTAGCTCATAGTATTCACTGTCTGGTGTTAAAAAACTATTTAAACTTGATATTTTCCCATCAACAATAAACTTTCCAGCACATGCACCATTTTCTAAAAATAATGCTACATATCCTAGTGGTTTCTCCACCTCGCATACTAAAGTGTTTGCTTTTTCTCTTTGTCCATTTACCCAATAAGTCCTGCGTATTAAATTATATCTTTCTAAGCTGTAGTCTATATCTGTTGGTGTTGGTTGATTTTTAGATAATTTATCTCCTATACTTAAAGTAGATTCTATTTCTTTTTCTGTATTTGTTGGTGTTGCTTCTGTACACCCCGTTAATAAAATTGCTCCTAATAATATAATTCCTAACAAAATAACTATTTTAAATTTTTTCATTTTCCATATCCTCCATTAATAGATTTTTCAATTCCTCATTTTCCCTATTTAGTTTATTATATTCAATTTCTAATCTCATAGCCTTTAAACAAATAAATAAGTTTATAGCTATTAATACTGCCACTAGTATCTTTAAAAATTTATTTTCATTCTTCATTTTTCTGCCACCTCGCAACATTTCAAATCGTTTAATATTCTAGCTTTATATTTTCTGTTACTTTTGTCTTTCTCTAATGTTTCTATATTAGCCCTTGCTGTTTTTAATTCACTTAAAATTCCTTTTCTAATAAAACAATTTGCAAATCCTTGCATAGTTTTTATTAAATTTAATTCATCTTTGTATTTTCTTCTTTCAATTCTCACATTTCTCAAACTGTTGTACACCTTTATTCTTTGCACAGCGTTTAATTTACTTATTTCAATTTCATGTAGTAAATCTTCTTGTTTTAATTCTTCATTCTTCAGTAGCATTTGTGTATTTTTTTCTTCATCATCAAGACTTTCAAAAAATTCCTGCATATCTTTTAAAAATTCTTTATATTCTTCCA